CTTATTCAATTACACTGACGATTTCGTTACATTTTCGTATAAAGTCTCATATTCTTCGTGCAATGCAACTTCTTCACTGAAGTTCTGCTTGTGATAAGTCTTGGCAAGTTTCGTGAATACCTTCTTATTCAGATCCAATTCCTTGCAAATATCATTCTTAATATTCTTTTGAAGGTCACGTTCTGCGTCCATGCGAGTAAGTGATGTGCTCATATCCTTAATTGCACCCATCAGCTTCAGTTTATCATTTGCACTCAGTGTATTCAACATATTACCATTCCTTATGATAGAGTAGATACAGTAATATACTATAGTCTATTCAATTTGTCAACCCACCTTCTCATTTTTCTGGCCACACATTTTAAAACGTGGTATCAAATTTCTCAAGTGAGTGTGGTTTGAAATTTCGCCATCCAACAGGAAGAATACAATTACTGGGTGCGTGTATAAATAGTGGAGCAATATCATTATCGTCGTATCCAGCCAATCCACACCCAATTCTGGTAACTTGGAACATTAAATTTGGATTGAGTGTGGCATACTTAATAAAACTATTTACATACTTTTCTATTTTATCGACCGGCAATGTGTTTAATTGCTCATCTTTTGTAGGAATGGCAAAACTATTACCTTGCATTCCAACTCCTTGGCCATAAATTGCCCCATGCTTTCTATACGCGGTAAGGGCGGCACCTTTTCCGTGTCGTCCCGCAAGATTACTGCCGAACACAAATATTTGATTTTTCATAACTATCTCCTGTAATAAGGACGAGATCGGATTTGAACCGATGTGGGATTTCTCCAAAGGTTTTGCAGACCCATGCCTTCAACCGCTCAGCCACTCGTCCAACAACTGTTTATACTACTTTTTCAATATACGCCGCACTTTTTGTTGAAATTCTTTGCGGGCTTGTTGAATTGCACGGCGTTGTTGTGGGGTGGCCCGTTGAATTTGTTGACGAAGTGGTTTGTTTGTTGGACGAGAATTCATGGAACGATTACTCAACATTCCTTGATCCATGCAAATTGATTGAAGCTGCGGTGGTACGTCGAAACAATCGACACGTAACGGACCGCGAGAACTCCAATATTGATTCATTGGCAACGGAAATGGTCGATTGATATTTCTTGGCGGTTGTGGCATCTCCGGCCGCGCTGGTGGGTCCACACGCCGAGGAGGTTCTGGGCGTACCACTTTTTCCGTTGGGGGGTTGGCGCGTGATGGTACAGTATCTATGATGCGTGTGTCTACTTGTGCAAATGCGATACTTGGGACGGCTAACAACAAATACATGTATTTCATAGTAGTGCTCCATATGGGAGGAAGGTAAAACTTATTTTTTTATCTTTTTCTTTGGGGGACCAACAACTTGCACAGTTGCAAATGTTTCTGGTACTTTCTCAAATCCTTGTGCGGCAAGTTCTAACTGTATTGCATCTATACACAATTTAGTTAGTAGTTTTTCGAACTCCGTAACGGTCGATTCTTCTAATTTTCGTGTGATTTCTATCTTCTGTGGATTTTTCCTGCACAATTCTTCTGTCCATGTAACAATGGGCCACAACAAACAATGTACCATTTCATGAATAGCAGTCTCTATAATTTCGTAGTGTGACAGTCGCCGGCACACCATTAGATTTGCTCGGATGGCGGCCTGCTTGTATTCTGGATATGCTTGGCAATCTGCGGCGCCCTTCATCTTCGATGGAAATCTAATTGCTATTTTCCACTCGCTGAGTCCGATAAGTGGTTGTGCAATTTCCACCGTCTTAATGAATAATTGTTTTTTAGTGATACGTTTAACTGTTTGCATAAACATCCCATTGAAAAGGGGAACTATAGTGGAATAATACCATCCAACGTGGTTTGTATGGTTTTTCGGCCTGCGTCTGAGCACTCATCATATAATTCCATAAGTGCCCATTCCAGTACCCATGTCCGTGTAAACAACTTCCTATTATATGTACGTTGCGTATACCATTTATATGTAAGTATTGCAATAATAATTAATAATAATATATTGGTTGCTAGCAAATAATTTAACATAGAGTATAGTCAAGTGTTGAATTTTAAATATACCACGGGTGCTCTTAATTGTCAACCCCCCATATTTAAGGTGCCCCCTTGACAAATCAAATTAATGTAACTATGTTTAAGATAACACTTACTAAACAACTGGAGGATACATGGATGATTTGAGATTAAACAAATACGTTGCTTATGTTAAATTGACTGTATTTGGTGAGAACGCAGAAGATGCAATATACTATGCTACTAGTGCACTTGATACATCGGACTTACTTGAACAGGATGGTGTAGTAGGCATTGAATTAACGGATGATGCGGATACAATTGAACTTGTGGAGGATGACGATGACGACTCAGGAGACGACACCGAAACTGGATATTAAGAAGGCGTTGCCTTTAATTTCTACCGTACTTGTGTTGGGATTGATGGCTAAACTAAGTGTAGTGGGATATACAAAATGGTCTGAATATAACGTGACACGAACGGCGGCCATCTGCCCGGCACTATTCAGTATTTCACGATCTGCACGTGATACCCTTATTGTTATGAAAGCAGAACCACTGTGCAATAATTATGTGTTGGTCAATTTGAAGTAAGTGTGTAGGGAATACTACTTATATGTGTAGGGGTTCTTATCACGTTAGGAGATTATTATGTCCAACCGTCAAACATTAAGGGCAGTAAGTAGTACGTTAGTGTTTATGTTAGGAACCATTGTAGGTGCCCTCATTGGGCATGCGGAGATGGATTCGTTATTTGACCATCGACATCTTTTAGTAATTCTAACTGCGTCTGCAGTATTTTTTTTAACAAACTATGTTCCGTTTGCCATTATTAAGTTTCGTCAATAAGGTTATAGCGTTACGTAACACTTATTGAGAAAAATTATGATACCACAAGAATTTGAAACTGCTGTTTATGCGGCGGTGGCAGGACTTACAGTGGGTGGAATAATTAAATTAATTAACAAATTTATAGATTCGGATAAAACTGAGTTGTCTACTCACATTTTACTCAGAAAAGAATTGCGTGAAGAATTAGATGCCGTGAAAGCTGAATTGCATGACATTAAACTTGAATTGGATGAGTGGAAGCATAAGTATTTCCGTCAAATGCAACTCACAAATGAATTAAAATTAGAAATAATTACGTTAACCGATGATTTTACGGAACACAAAAAACGTACTGGCAGTTTTCTTATACCTGAAGAAGAGGTGGATTTACCACTTGACATTTAATATGTATAGATGTATACTACATCATAGGAGCTTACATGAGCGTGTTTGAAACGGTTGTGATAGTAATTGGCATAGTGAATGTGCTATTATTGATATTAACATTTTTAATGTATACGTACTTAGTGTCCGCAAAAATACACATAAGTCAAATGCATGCGGGGCTGGCATCAATACTAGGAAAAGTTATATCGTTGGAAGCAGTAACATCAAAGATGGGCGAAGGATTCACCGAGGTGATAGCATTGACAGAAGATATGCTAGGTCGATTGGGCATGGGAGCAGGTGGGTACAGCCACCAAGTTTATAAGACCAAAGATGGCAAATATACAGCAAAATCACTTGATGAATTATTAAATAAAATCAGAGAGGATGATGCGGAATCGGAATATTTTTCCGATGGTGAAATTAATAAGTTACGTAATATGTTTGAGGGAGATGATGATGATGAAGACACTCTTGACGATGAGAATTAATACACATATATGATTATAAAAGATAAGAATATTCAATCTTTGATTAAAAAGATTCAGAAGAAATGTGGAAATCAACCTATTACGAAGCGTAAGTATGTTGATACTTCTATAGTAGAAACCGAAGCAGCGGGTGAAGATGCAACGGATATTTTTAGAGAAATGAAAAAACTTTCATTTACAGAGTAAGCAGTATAAGGTAGTATACTACCTAAACAGTACCTACGTAGACAATCGCGATTATACAATTTAAATTTATTATTAATGCACAGGTTATTTTGTACAGTAAATTGTAGTACCCATAGGTCTACTTCTTATAAAATAAAAGAAAAAGAAGCAAAAAGAAAAGAAAACAACGTTATATTTTTAAAAACAGTTTAAAAACAGTTAAAGTAATGATACTTAAAGAGTTTAAAACAGGATGGCAGATAACGTTTGAAGAGCGTATTCAATTCTTATTTACGTTATGGCCAAATATTAAGTTAATAAGTGTTAATCGTAATCACGGTATGTTAAGAATTAAATTGGAAGCACTTGACAAACAGGTGCAGCATGTATTAGATTCCGTATCGTACAAGATTGAACGAGAGTCGGTTCACACCTGTGAGATGTGCGGCAATCGTGGAGTACGAAGAGAAGAATTCCTCTCAGAGCAAATGTGTCTCTGTTGGAAGTGTTACGCTCTAGAGGTAGATGCCATAGAAGCGAATAATAAATAATCACTGATAAGTGAGGCAGTTATGTTTTACGAGCACGATGATATCCAGCCCGCAGTTAATGTCGCAACGGAAATGTTCGGCAATGTAGGAAGAATGTTGTATGGTAAGAATGTATTGTACAACGTTACTCTCGCCACCCGTGAGTTCGGAAAAATCTGGTATGGTGACATGGATACGATTGCAATGAGTCCGCAGTCCCAGTGTAGCGTACTGAGTCAGCGTATTAATCAGACGGTGTATATGTTTAATAACAGTAATACGTTTGATTATACAACCGCAACAAAGTTTTCACCTACCACTTGACTTTAATGTAGTACTGTGGTATCATTATAATCGAACGTAAGTGAGTAAGGCATTTACGATTCTTCAATCCTTTCCTTACAAATTGTTTCTTTAACACAAGAGGTTTTATGGCTCGTAACAGTACCCCAGAACGGTTTATCGTAAAGACATATTCAGATGAAGAGTATGATCGTACCGTCAATCGCATGCGCACTTGGCTTTATAGTCTTGTTCGTCGTCGGGCATCAGGCACAGTCACCGCCGATGACGTACATACCTATCTCAATCGCGATGGCGTTCGTCCGCAGCAGGTTCGTACCAGACTCAGTTTTATTAACTCAGTTCTGCGCTCACCGAACTTTGAAGCTGCCGGCATGACTAGTTCTACCCGACCTGTCGCTCACGGGCGTGCAATTACGGAGTGGACTGCGTAAGTAAATTGAAGTTTTAAAATAACAACAGTATACTTATCAGAATAGAAATGGGGACTTCGGTCTTCATTTCTATTTTGTCTTTCGCAAGAGAATATATACTATGACTGATCGTGAACAATTAGAACAAGAAATTGACAGATTGAAATATGAACTATCTGTTACCATCCCACAGGAAATACAATCTGCCGTGGTGATGGGTGATTTAAAAGAAAATTCAGAGTTTTCTGAGATCGTAACTCGCCGGCAATTTACGAGTATACGTCTTAATCAATTAATACAACGCCTTACTGCATACAAACAGATTAATTTAAATCTTATATCCAGAGATACCGTAGGAATGGGTTCAATAATTACGGTCTATCATCTTGAGAGTGAAACTACGCAAGTATTTAAATTAGTATTAGCAGAAATTTCCAGTGAAGAATCCCCATTATATATAGAAATAACAGTAAAATCACCAGTTGGGAAATCTTTATATAATAAGTCGGTAGGCGACACTGCTATGGTGCCACTGCCCAGTGGAAAAGCTACTTATAAAATACTTAATTTATTGACTATCCATGATATTCAAAATGGTACTTGACTTTCACTTACCAACTATGTATATTAAATAAACACCCAGACAATATCATATATGAACACATCAAATAACATGCGCATATCATTAGAATTGGGACCGGCGACATTAATCTTTATATCTGAACTGGTCTTGATTGCATTAAAAATGATGGGTCACATATCGGTATCGTGGCCGATTATATTGATACCGATTATCGTGGTCGTTGCATGGACAACGTTAATGTTGTTATTTACATTATTGATGTCACTAAAAAACTATCTTTTCTAATAGGAGAAAATCATGGCAGTAATTACCATCGTAGGTGTAATAATCGTGTTGGCTGTAGTAGCGTGGGTTAAGAGTAATCACAAGGTAACAAAAAAGACACAGGTTGTTTCTTTAGATTCGGCCAGTGGACAATCAGATGGTGCTGCCGGCAGCAGTGGAACTGATAGTACCTTTACTTCGAATACTGAAATTTAAATTAGTTCGGGCGTGACCTGGTTTCGACGGGGTGTGGATGATTAAGCTTTGTATCTCGTTTGGTAAGACGAGTAAAACAGACCAACAATTTCAAACGGCAACCAAAACTTAGCCTTAGCAGCCTGATCTTTTAGATCCGCTGCTTGACAAGATACTGATCCATATAAGGTATTTTGTAATCGAATATGGTATAACATTGGAAAATGAGTTGATATCTAATGTAGAATTCCTCAACTCAAAGCTGCGTGGGTTCGTCATTTGTTTAAACGTGGTGTAGTACAATAAAATGACTATATACATAAACACTTAGTAGGAAGCAATCTCGGACGCGGGTTCAAATCCCGCCACGTCCACTTAAAGGTTCATGTTAATAATTTGATGGAGTATCTATGTTCAAATTTATTCAACATTGGATCAACACCTTGATGGTATTAATATCAGCATCATCACGTAGGGAAGTTGTTGTAGGGCAGTATAATCTTTTAATGGACGAGCTTGGTCAAGCAAGTACATTGTCAGAATTGGTCAGTATTAAAAAACATATACTTACCCTTGACGCATCTATTAAAAAAATGGGTTCACCGGAGTGGGCAACTAATTACACACGGTATTTGGATGCTCGGTGGAATCGACGATATAGACTATGGAAATCACGGGACTAAAATTATGCTAAAACGCCGTATTAAAAAGACATCACGGACGGAAGTGATGAAAACAACAGGCCGACAGTATCTTATATGTAAGGAATGTAATGACGAAGAAGTTTTGGTGAGTACCGACATCGGTATTGTCACGTGCGGTCGATGCGTACAACGAATGAGCGCTCCTCCTGAGAACAGACAGTCCGCAATAAAATCGGATAAGCCACGGGGTTGGCATTTCAAGATGTATTTTGAACAGAACGGTGTAATATATTCCAAGGGTGAAATTGTCACAGACAAGAAGGAAATTGCTAAACTCAAGAAGGCAAGTACAGAAACTTCGCCCGTTAAAGTGAAGAAGTCTGCTGCAAAGGTAGTAAAAAAGACAACTGCTAAACGGAATAGTAAAAATGCTCGTACTACCAAATAAAAGTTCCGTTATCTGGGATAGATTTCTCGAAGAGAATCAAGCACTCGTATACAAATATATTGTACGTGAAATTAAACGAAATCTCACTACGGATAACGATATCATTGAATTATTTAAGTTCGAAGATGATTCCATGCATGCGTGGATTCCGAGAGATAAGGTGCTAAAAACACTTCAGAAAGCCATGAAAGTGTTCATTACCACAGAAGAATATGAGTACGCCGGAAAAACCAATAACATCATCAAGTCCTATCATATTAATAAATTAATTAAGGACTCTACTAAATTAGAGGAGTAACTGTATGGGGTTTGAGACAACACGTTGCGTTGTTCTAAATTCTACGTATGAGCCAATAGACATCGTTACCGCACAACGGGCAATGATACTAATCTTACAGGGAAAGGCAATTGTTGTTGAAGAACATCCACACTTACTCGTGCGTTCTCCAAAAATAACATTTAAATTACCCGTAATGGTGGCACTTAAGATGTTTGTCCGTGGCAGAAAGATTTATAAGACCCCGGCTCCGCTTAGTCAACGTAATCTATTCTTGCGTGACAATTATACGTGTCAATATTGTAATCGTGCAAAGAAAGATTTTAACAGTTACGAGTTTTTAACGCGAGATCACATAATTCCAGAATGCCGAGGAGGCAAAAGTTTATGGACTAATTTAGTAACAGCATGTTCAACGTGTAATAACAAGAAAGCATACCATGATTTGATAGATACGACATTGGTATTACAGAAAACTCCAACAATTCCTACTTTGTTTGAATTATGGATGAAACGAAATCAAAATAAAATTCAATATTTAATTTAACACTCAAAAAAGGTTATTATGTTTACAATTACGAACACCGAAGAAAAGATTGAACAAGATTATGCTAAGTTTATGGAATATATTGCCGCAGATCCCCGTGCGGATAAACTGAAGGAGATGTATGTTCCGCTACAGGAGCAGTTGACTCTAGCCCCTGCCTCATCAAAGCGGCATTACCACAATGCATTTCCCGGCGGCTACATTGACCACGTGCTTCGTGTTACTGAGACTGCCTTAAAGGTGGCATCCCTTTATAAAAATATGGAAGGGGACGTTAATTTCACCAAGCAGGAACTAATCTTTGCTGCCCTACACCATGACTTGGGTAAGTTGGGTAATCCCGACGAAGGTCCGCATTATGTTGATCAAGATTCTGATTGGCACCGTAAACGCGGCGAACTATACTCAATCAACGAAAATCTTCAGTATTTTAACGTACCCGAACGGGCACTGTTTTTACTTCAGAAGTATGGTATTGAAATTACTCAAACCGAATGGTTGGCAATTAAGTTGTCAGACGGGTTGTATGATGAGGGAAATAAAGCATATCTAAAAAACTTTGCAAAATATGCAATGAAAACTAATCTCCCGTATATCATTCACTGGGCAGATCATCTGGCCTGTCGTGTGGAAAGTGACAAGGGTAGATTTTAGTAATCTACACGGGCAACGTACAACAAAACGTTGTATTTTGTCCGTTTGTCTATACTTATTTTTGTAGGGCAACCTCACCGGTTGTGATCAAACAAAACCATTTAAATATGGAGGTTTAGTATGTGTGGATGCTTATTGTGCAGTTGCAAGTGTATTATTAATCCCACTGACGTAACTATCATCTAGGAGGTGATCTAACAGTTACGTTACGCCTAAAACTCTCTCATTTGGAGAATAAAACGCGGGTGAGGTTATTTATTCCTCATTCGCGTTTCTCAAATATATGAACACACGATCATCATTAATAGCAATTACATCATTGACCGCAACATTTGTCGCGACCTGTGCCGCAGTATTTTCAATAACGGGCATTGCGCACTTATTTGCAGGCGCTGCACTGAGCGTGGCAATTATGGCATCGGCATTGGAACTCGGTAAATTGGTGAGTATTTCTTTCTTATATCAGTACTGGAAGGAACTTCCTAAACTGTTGAAGTATTATTTATCCATTGCCGCATTCGTATTGATGATAATTACGTCGGCGGGCATTTACGGATATCTAACCGCCGCCTATGCAAAAGTTTCTGCGGAACCATTGCGGAAAACTGCCGATATTCAAACGGCAAACACAAGAGTTATCACCATCGAACAAGACATTACCCGAAAAAATAATCGACTAAATCAGTTGATTGGATTGCGTGCGCAGCAAGAAAATCGTTTGGATGGGCTGATTACCAAAAGTCAATCGGGTAACACTTCTACGATTCGTAATGCGCAGTCTACATTAACTGCGGCAGATAAAAGTGTAAAGGATTTACAAAATGAAATCACCGCTCTTTCAAGCGTTAGAGATAGTTTAAATACCATCAAAATCACCAAACAGGTAGAAATTGAAACGAACGGGGACATTGGTACATTTTTATATATTGCTAAGGCATTTAATGTTCCACTGGACACCGTAGTAAAATGGTTCACATTAATAATTGTATTAGTATTCGATCCATTGGCAGTGGCACTGGTTATCGCAGTTAATTTCCTATTAAAGAATAAACCACCGCATCAGACAGAAGTACCTCTAGAACCAACGACACCATATACTACGGACGAACCCTTTGAAGTGTATGTAGAGTCGCCCACAGAGGTTCCTACGACCGATGGGAACCAGCCGGCGACCGTATCGTGGTATCACGGCCGACATTTTGGATAACATCATCTCTTGACATTGCTCAATGAGTGTGTTATATTTAAGTATTCATACCAAAGGAGGTTACATGCCACACACTGTTGGTTATTGTTGTATTAATACTGTATTAAATAAACAAAAAATTACCACTGGTCGAGGCATGATTCAACGCACGTTCGAAGCTCGTGGACTTGCTTACGTATCTGAGATAGTATTAGCAAATGCAACTGATCTAGTGAAAATTATTCAATGGAATGAAGATCATGATATCAAGGTGTTCCGTATGGGTTCTGGTATTTTTCCGTGGGGCACTAAATATAATTTACATGATCTACCTAATTATACAAAAATTGCTAATACACTACGTATTGCTGGTGAGTTGGCAACCAGTTTCGGGCAACGCATTACTGCCCACCCCGATCACTTTGTAAAACTTGGTTCAAGTAAGCCTGCTGTTGTTGAGAATTCGATCAAAGATCTTGAACTTCATTCTACCGTATTTGATCTCATGGGTCTTACGGCAACTCCGTATAATGCGTTAAACATTCACGTTGGAATGAATTTCTCCGAAGAGGTGGCAGCTCGATGGGTTACCGCTTATAATCAACTGTCTTCAAATTGCAAAAGACGGCTAGTAGTAGAAAATGACGACAAAGCAGGATCGTTTTCTGTAATACAATTATTTACCTACCTTTACGCAAAACTTAATATTCCGATCACATTTGATTACTTTCACCACCAATTTCACCCAGACGGACTATCTACACAAGATGCCGCAGAACTGGCAGTAACTACATGGCCTGAGAATATTACTCCACTGTTTCATTATAGTGAATCTAAAAATCTTAATGAAGGTGTAACTGGTAATCCTCGTGCGCATGCAGATTATGTGTTTAATAAAATTGATGATTTTGGACTGACATTGGATATTGATCTTGAAGCGAAAGCAAAAGAAAAAGCACTATTTAAATATCGGAGTTTTGTATGATTTCTTGGGCAATCTGTACACACAATGAAGGCGACTACATTCAGACATTATTGAATCAACTCATTCCATTTTGTAATGAAACGGGTGATGAAATTGTTGTTGTTGATGATTATTCCACCGATGAATTTACTTGTTCACTATTGAATGCCTATGCAAGTAGTGGGGATATCAAATTAATTCAGCATAGTTTAAATGGAGATTTTTCTAGTCACAAAAATTTTCTAATTGATCAATGTTCTGGGGAATATATTTTTCAAATTGATGCGGATGAAACTTTGCATGCAAATTTACTACACCACGTTCATGATATTGTTGGGCATAACCCAGACATTGATCTATTTTTTGTTCCGCGCGTTAATGTAGTAACGGGATTGACCGATGAAGATGTTCAACGGTGGGGCTGGCAGGTAAATGAATATGGGTGGGTGATGTTTCCAGATCACCAAACCAGATTGTTTAGGAACACCCCCGATATTCGTTGGCAAAATAAAGTACACGAACGTATTACGGGATACAAAACCTCCGCACCCTTTCCCGACGAAGAAGAATGGGCAATCTATCATGTGAAGGATATTTCGCGCCAACGTGCACAGAATGAATTTTACAGCACGTTATAAAAAGAGAAATTTTATGCAAAAACATATCACATTTATTATAATTTTACTTGCCGCAGTATATTGTGCAAGTGAAATTCCAACATTTACAATGGCAAAGCTTCCAAAGTCAAAGCCAACTCCCATAGAACAATTTATGGGGAAAGTATCGGATATTGAAAGTCAAGGAAATTATAGAGTGGTCAACCGATATGGGATGATGGGCAAATATCAATTTAGTCCAAGTACCGTTCGTGCACTTGGATTTAGAGTATCCAATCAACAATTCCTAAAAAATCCAGATCTTCAAGACAGCGTGATGTTTGCTTATATGAAAGCAAATTATCGTGAGTTGAGACATCTCATTAACAGATACGATGGAAAAACAAAACATGGTATCAAGATTACCCGAGCAGGAATTCTTGCTGGTGCACATTTTGCTGGCAGTGGAGGTGTTGCTGCCTACTTGACTTCTGATGACGAACGTGGTATAATTGATGGTAACGGCACATCAATACGAAAGTATATGTCATCGTTTAGCAATTTTAAATTGCCACCACTATCATTATAGGAAAGATTATGACAATACTAGTAGTATCTTTATTACTTGCAATATTTGTAGCAATGGGATATGTAATTTTTAATTTATCAAAGAAAATTACATTATACGAGCAAACTATACAACAATTTTATGAAGATACAAGTATCGTATTGCATACGATGCGTGTATTAGACGAAAAACAAATGTTTGAAACCGACGACGAAGTGGGCACATTATTTCAGCAATTAACTGATATAATTGACGTACTGCGTCCACTTTTATATGGAACCACTGATGACAAAAACTAAGAAAACTGATTTAGAAGTGCGCAGAGCAAAATTGGGAAAGATGTATTTTACCCCAGATACGGAACGAGCAATTGTTGAATATAATAAATCGACAGATCAAGATGAACGAAATACCATATTTAGAGAACGAATACATGCACCAGTTGATAAATTAGCAGAAAATATTATTAATCGGTTTAAATTTCCATATATGAACGCCAACTTTGAAGATGTTAAAAATCAAGTGGTGTCTTTTTTAGTATTAAACCTTCACAAGTTTACTGAAGATAAAGGAAAGGCGTTCTCGTATTTCTCCGTGGTAGCAAAAAACTACTTGGTATTACATAATAACAATTCTTATCGCGATGAATTGCGATCATCTTACTTAGTAGATTCATCTAATGATGAATCATTTATGTTGGAAGAAGTCTTGACAACAAAGCCCGACGCAGAAACTTCCCACCGTGATACGAGTGATTTTGTACAACTCTTAGTCCAGTATTGGGATTTTAATTTAGACCGCATTTTTAAGAAACAACGTGATAGAGAAATTGCCAACGCCGTTGTTGAACTACTAAGACGGGCAAACTCCATAGAAAATTTTAATAAGAAATCCTTATATGTACTTATTCGTGAAATGACCAACAACAAAACGGTTCATATTACGAAAGTTATCAATAAAATGAAGATTCACGTATTAAAACAAATGAAGGAGTACAGAAAATCTGGATACTTGGTCGATCCCTCCATGCTTTTCGTCTATAACTCGGAAAAGTAACTATTTATCTAGTACACCGTATTGCACGGCTAGCTGGAAAGAGTAGTACAACACGAGATTCATATGGCAATACAGCTAGACGAACAGACAGCAGTAACATTACCCTTGAAAACAGCAATCATGCTAGCCTTTGCATTGGTTTCTGCAACATTATTTGTATTTCATATTGAAAGTAGAATTGATGAGATAGAAGCAACTGTTTCTAGAAAATCTGTTGCCTGGGACGCCGCCGGCAAATTTACTGCGGAATTTAAACC